ATTGACTTGCAGGCTGATAAACAAATGCGAGAAATGGCGTTAAAATTGGCAGAATTGGAATCAAAAATAGGACAGCAATTAAACTCGGAGGTTGAAGCTAATATGTTAACTTTTGACCCTGCCATTGGAGACTTTATCTAATGACAATAGTTGAAATTAAAGGTGTAGGCAAGGCTAAATTTCCAGATGATATGGATATTAATGACATTAAGGCATTTTTACGTAAGAAATACGCACAGCAGGCTATCACAGAAAGTCAGCCAGCAGACTTGGCACCATTACAAGGCCAAGCGAAAGCATACAAGCCAACGCTAGGGGAGAAAATAGGACAGGGGATATCAAATAAACTTTATGATAGCGGTATAATTTCAGATAGGTATGGGGCACAAAGGATAGGTCAAAATGTTAGCGCTCTTAGTGAAATACTGCCAGTTGTAGGAGACGCAACCGCTGGTGATGATTTCGGCAAGGCATTGGCTGGTGGTGATAATTTAGGAATTGCATTAGGCGCTTTAGGCGCAATACCTTTGGTGGGTGATGCGGCTAAGGGAGTAGCAAAAAAAATAAGGGTTACACATGGTAGCTCAGACCCTAATTTTGACGGGAAAATAAAGAAAGGCGGCTACGGAAATATTTTTGATGGGCTTTTTGCTTCATACGGAGATGAAAGTAATTACGGTGGGGTAAAGCAGATCACTTACGAAATTGAAGAAGATAAAATAATGGATTCATCGGATGCAGACGAGCAATACAGCAAGGCTATGGCATTTATAAAGGGTGAATACCCTGATGCAGATGAGGAAAAGCTTGATGATTTGTATTCAATAATATCAAATGATCAAGATGTATTTGCTATGAATGAAAACCCGTTAGAAGAATATGGTTATGATGACTTAGGCGAAGCATCATGGGAAGCTCAGCGCAAAAGAGGTGAGTTAGCCAAGTATCTAGGCTTTGACGCAGCAAATATGAGTGATGAGTTTGGAACGTCTGTTTTAATTCCATTTGGGAGCAACGCAAAAATAGCAGCCCCTTGATGGGGCTTATTGCTACCCATGCAACGTTGTCAAGTCAAAATAAGCCATTGTAAGCTTTTGGCGTGCTTTCATCAGGTCATCACAATCAGAACAGCCCAAATTAAACCCCGCATTTACAAGCTCTTTATAAGCGCTAAGCCTTGCTTGAAAAAAGGCTATCTTTCTTTCCAGTCTGCTTATACGCCATTTATTAATTAATTTAATCATCGTTTATCCTATTTTCTAGCCCGTTACACATACTCAACAATTGAGCCTCCAACTTTACGTTGCGGCATTTTCTGCGCCAAACATCATATCTAATACCCCAATATTTACAGGCATTCCAAACGGTCCAGCCTTTGCCGTGAATTATTTCTGTGAATTTACACTTCATTTCATACCTTCATTAACATAGGCAAAACGCCCATATTTCTAACCATACAACAGAATGCTAAAATAATCAATAGGTCAACAGCTAACCCATTCTAAATAGTTGCACTAGCGAAATTGCTATATGCCTTAAAGGTCTAAACATGAGTGAAACTCCGCAAAACGATAACATCGAAACAAATGATCCTATCCCAGCCTCGGAAACTGGGGAGCAAGTGCAAGCTGGATTAACCGCACAAGTTGAACAAGTTGAAGCCGATCAAGCCGAGCAGGTTGATGAGGTAGCCCTAGCTAAACAAAAAGCAAACGAAGCATTTAGCAAGCAATATGGCGAAAAAAAACAGCTAGAGCGCGAGTTGGAAGCAGAGCGAGCAAAAACCGCAGAGTGTGAGCGCAAGCAGCGCGAAGCAATGCAGGCAAGTGTAGCAGAGATACCGCCATTGCCGGATCCGTTTGATGATAATTACGAGTCTAAAATAAAAGCACGTGATGAAGCATTAAGGGCTAATGAGCGCTTTAATGCAGATCAGCAAGCGCAACAGCAACGGCAACAACTTGCACAACAACAAGCAGCGCAGGCAAAGCAGCTAGAACTTAACGCCTCGATTGAGACGTATTCAAAAAAAGCTATTAGCCTTGGTATTGAACAAAGTGAACTACAGGCAGCAGGCGCAGCAGTAGCTAACTATGGTTTGCCAGATGATTTAGTTATGCACATCTTAAAAGATTCAGATGGGCCGCTAATAACTAAGCATCTAGCGGCTAATCCGCAAGACGGATACCAGTTAGCAACTATGAGTCCTTATGCTGTGGGAAGCTTTATTGACAATATCAAAAGCAAAGCAGGCGCGTTAAAACCGAAACAAACAAATGCACCTAAGCCCCCCACACAATTACAGGGGAATAGTGCAGATCCAAACGCTAGCAAATATAAGCATATTGCTGGTGTCACATATTCATAGGAGCGCCACTCATGGCTAACGATTTTAGTAGTAATTTTAACCGAAAAATAATGAACTCATTTCTAGATTCTTTTGAGTCTAGCCGAGTCTTAACAAAAAACGTAGACACGCAATTGGTTGAAGGGAAATTTAATTCCAGTACTGGCGAAAGTATCGACGTAAAACGCCCGACTGATTACAAAACAGTGCGAACCCCTAAAGGTGATGTTTCAGGCCAAACCAAGTCAGATATAATCACAGGTAAAGCAACGGCAACAGTTCAAGACTATTTTACGGCCTTTGTTGACTATGATGAAGCAGACGAAGCCATAAAAATGAATCAGCTTGATCAGCTTTTGAAGCCTATGGCAACGCGAGTTGTTACAGATTTTGAAACTGATTACGCTCAGTTTATGCTTAAAAATACTGCCCTTTTATCCGGCACAGTTGGTACCGCATTAACCACATGGGATCACGTGGCTGGCATGGGTGCAATCATGCAAGCAAGCGGCATCCCTATGGACGGCAGTTGGTGTGCAGCGGTTAACCCATTCGTGCAGCGTAAACTTGCATCAGACCAACGCAGTCTAGGCGGTGAGACTGGCGAAATGTCAGCAAACCAACGCGCTGTGATTAGTGATAACTTTGCAGGTATGAAAGTTATGACTGCCACCACATTAGGCAGCTATACAACAGGCGCAGGAGCAGACAGAACGGGCGCGGTAGTAGGTACCCCAGTAGCTACATATGCAACAGCCCGAAACACTATGACTCAGGTTATTGGTGTGACAGGCTTCCAAGCTAACCTTGTTGTCGCAGCAGGCGAAACCATCACAGTTACGGGTCGCAACCGTCTTAACCTGTCAACCCGTAAAGTTATGATTGACGAAACAGGCGCACCAATCGTGTTCAGCGCAACGGTAACAGAAACAGTTACCCTTGACGGCTCAGGGGCGGGCAACTTAACGGTTACAGGCCCAGCAATATTTGAGGCGGCAGGCGCGTACAACACTGTAGATTCAGCAATTGCGGCGGGTGATGTGGTTACGCTAGGCGGTGCAGCTAGCACTATTATCCAGCCTAACTTGTTCTGGCATAAGCAGGCGTTTACCGTGGCATCAGTCCCGATCAAGCGTTTACATGCTACTGATACAATCGCTACTACTGAAGATGGCTTGCAGTTGCGAGTCACCAAAGATAGTGATTTCTACAAAAACCAAAATCAAGTGCGGATCGACTTCCGTCCAGCTTACGGGGTAATGAACCCGTTCTTCGCTGGTCAAGGTTACGGCGGCTAGTAGGTTTATAGTAGCCATTCATTGAGTGGCTACAATTAAAGTTATTAAGGGGCGTCAAATGAATACATTGTATAAGCAAGATGGAACAAAAATAGAAGTCAACGACAACAGCTTGGACTTTGCGTTAAAACTAGGCTGGGCTCGTGAAAAAAAAAAAAAAAAGCCAGTTAACAAAGCAGCTAAAAAGGCCAATTAATGGAAACCGCCAACAGCATTATAAAAGATGCTTTGCAAGAAATACTTGTACAACAAGCGGAGCAGCCCGTCCAGCCGGATGACTTTCAAACAGCTAAACGTTACTTAAACCGCATGATGAACGGCACGCCATTTTTTTTTTTTTTATACACAAAAATAACCTTGCCAGATGATTTGATTACTATCCCAGATGAAGCGGTCGAAGGTGTTGTTTTTAACTTAGCTAAACGATTACTTACTGTTTACGACGCACCATTAACACCGACATTAGCAGAAGCGGCCAGTAACGGCCTAAAAAACATTAGGCGAATTACTGTAAATATAAGACCGTCAATTATGCCTTGCACTATGCCTTTAGGCTCTGGCAATGATTACGACAATTCAAACAGTTTAGACAAATTCTACTCATGCCCAGAAGATCGCATATTGAACGAACAAGGCGGAGCAATTTTACAGGAGTCAGGTACAAATGACTGATATGAAAATCAGCCAATTTAACGTAAGTATGACGCTAAACAATAGCGATTTATTTACTTTTGTTGTAAACAATACCAATAAAAACATCACCTTTTCTGACTTTAAAAGCGAGCTAGGCGTAACTGGCACCTTGGCACAAGAGGGCGACCCCTTAGCTGCACCGATACTTGATATAGTTGGCACGGACTACAAAATCAGAAACGCTGAAAGCGGCAGTGGGGTGCTTACAAGCCTATCACCTAGCAATGGGGTTAAGTTTGACTGGAACGTCGCACAGGACGCCACGGGCGTATCATTAACTAATGGCCTACTTACGGCATCAACTCCAGCAATAGCTTCGCTTGTTGCGGGGCAGGGTCTTTCTATAACTAAAAACGGTAACGCGATTACGTTTGACAACACGGTCGATCCTGCGACTGGATTATCTAATAGAATTGTAGTAACCCAAGCATCAGACTTGCAAGGCACTATTGACTCATCAAAAGAATATTTTATTGATGGAATTGTTAATCTAACTGGCTCAAATGTTCAAATACAGGTGCCCGTTGGCGGCATATCAATCACAGGGTATAACCCAGAAGTAAGCAAGCTAATATGTACTGACACTAATTACACCATGTTTACTAGCGCAGGTAATAACGGCAACTTTATCGGCAAAGACTTTGCCATCGAGGTTAGCGGAACTAATTCAAAAGTGTTTGATATATCAGACAGCACAAGCCAAGCAGTTTTTGAGATAACAGGCGTTAACTTTAATAATTGCACTTCGCTTGGCACTATAGAAAGCTACCAGTTAGGACTGGAAACCGTGACGGGTCGTTTTGGCGGAACCCCTGAACTAACACTAGCAGGCGCATGGCCCGGCGGTTATTTTATTGATACGTCTTTAACTAAAGATTTGGCAGACGGCTCTTACTCTATTTATAGCGCTGGCGCAAACTTTACGATGGCGTCAAGGTTTAGGACTAATCAAAACGTAAACTTACCCGCATCGGCTAGTTTTATTGACTTTTCATCCGCTAACTTTACGAACCCAAGCACACTGCAAGTAGATGGCGCGATAGTTACAAGAAACGGTGTTTTTAATGCTACGGACGCAAATTTAACACCAAACATATCAGCATCAAACCTTGCTTGTGCATGGTCTGGTAACAACGGCATGCCGAACACATTTGTTGGCGGCACCTTGGCAATTGCAACAGAAGCTCAGACTGTAATATCTGCCATCAATACCTTTGTTGACCTCAATGCAGGCTCATGGACTAGCGTTGACTTGCAACACTTCGATAGCCCTGCGCCCGGCCAATTAAGGCACTTAGGCAATACGCCTAGAGAATTTAAAATCATAGCTGATTTCTTGCTAGATAGCTCTCCAACCAATGACGTTACTCTTAGAGTATTAAAATGGGATCAATCAGCCGCAGCATTCTCAATAGTTGTCGATCAAAGGCGAGAAGTTAACAGCTTAACTGGTGGTCGAGATGTGGCGTTTTTTAACCTCAACTTTAACTTAACGCTAGATGCTAACGATTTTGTTAAATTTCAAGTTGCAAACTTGAGCGCAACGTCAAACATTACAGCAGAGCAAGACAGTTACTACATACTAGAGGCCAGGTAATGCCAGCTATCTCCTTAGATGGTTTTTATGAGTCAGAAACATTACCCCTTGCAGCACAGGAGTGTGTTAACTGGTACAGGGTAGTGAGTAAAAGCGCGGCAGATATATCACCTATATCACTTCGCGGTTCGGCTGGCTTGGTGCAAATGCTTACATCTGGCGAAGGTGAAACGCAAATAAACAGAGGAATGCACGTAAAAGCTGGGAAGCCTTACTTTTTAAACGGCACAACTTTATATCGCATTGATTTGACGGGCAATGTGGAAGGTGTTGACACTTTCGCGTTAGTCACAATCGGCACTGTTTTAGGTGAGGGCCGCGTAAGCATGGCAGACAATGGTAAGCAGCTTATTGTGTTAGTGCCGGGCGGCAATGGATATATCATTGACGAGTCAACCGCTACGCCATTTTTGCAAATTACCGATGCAGGATTTACAGCAAACGGCGCACCGCAAGTAGTGCAATTCGTTGATAGTTTTTTTGTATGCTCAACTGACAGTAAAACGTTTGTACGATGCGACGCCAATAACGGTTTAAGTTGGAATGCACTAAACCGATTTACAGCAGAGTCAGACCCAGACGACATAGTAAGTCTAGTTGTGTTTAACAACAAGCTTTACGTTGGAGGCAGCGAAACGATAGAAGAATTTTACAATGATGCGGGCAACTTTAGGCGTACAGGGTTATTCTTAGATAAAGGCGTGGCAGCTAGGTTCTCAATGATAGCCGCAGGCAATACCATGATGTGGATAGGCGGTGGAACCGATGAAAGCCCCGCAATTTGGGCGCTCAATGGTAATACGCCCGTCAAAATATCGACACCCATTATTGATAGATTATTGCAAGGCTACACGCAAGCGGAAATATCTACCTCCTTCGCTTATTCTTATGCTAAAGCCGGTGCCTCATTTGTTGGCTTCTCATTGCCGACTAGAACGTTCGAGTACAACGTTATTACAGGCAAGTGGAACGAGCGCAAGAGCAAAATAATTGATGCAGACGGAAATGCAAACTTAATACGTTTTCGCGTCAACTCGCTTGGCACTGCTTACAATCGCGTGTGGTGTGGTGACTCACAAGACGGTCGCATTGGCATACTAGACGACACCGTTTACGAAGAATACGGATCGGAAATATTCAGGTCATGTGTGATCCAGCCACTTACAAATGAAGGCCGCTCTCTTTCTATAACAAAACTAGAGCCTACCTTCAAAAGCGGCGTTGGCACCAACAAAGTTATAGATCCAAAGGTTAGATTCTCCTTTGCCAGAAACTCAAACGACGCATTCAGCAATGAAACATTTAGATCAATAGGTCAGATAGGCGAATACCAGCGTCGCACCATATGGTACAGACAAGGCAGGTTTCCAAGAGAGGTTTTATTTAAGTTTACTATGACTGACAAAGTTGAATCTGAATTTATCAAACTTGAATTTACCGCAAGAGGTGGCGAATGACAATTACAAGATTAGAGCAAAACGCCGCGATATTACTTGATGATTTATCTATGACAGATCAAACAAGATTATTCTTTACAACTTTGTTACAAGAAGTTGAAAGCCAGCGAATCATATTTGGCACTGGGATCCCTGAAAATGTAGTGTCTGGCAAAAAAGGCCAAACATATCAGGACGACACAGGGACGGCGGGAATAATCCGTTACGCTAAATCAGTCGACGACATAGGCGGCGACAATACAAAAGGCTGGATATTAATTTGATTCAAGCAGCTAGAACACTAGATGTAGGCTTATGCCTTAGCATACTTACAAATCACGATATATTTAGCGCTATAAGCGAGGACGGGGCAACAATAGAGCACTTAAAAGTAGATGTTTTAAGCGATTACTGGGTAGCCATATACAAAGATGATCAGGTTTATGGTGTAGCTCAGTTTAAACAGCTATATAGCAAGTGCTTTGATTGCCATATCCACATATTGCCAGAGCATAGAAAGCATTCTAACGACGCAGGCGCAGCACTTCTAAAATGGTGCAAGCAAAATATGCCTAACTCGCTCTTATGCGCTCACGTGCCTGTGTTTTGCGTTAACGTGATTGAGTTTTTAAAGAAGTTCTATTTTAACGAACAAGGCACATTAAAAAATGCTTGGGCTAAGAACGGCAGGCAGAACGACATGAAAATATTAACTAAAGAGGTTAAATAATGGCAACGGCAGCAGCAATCGCAGGCGGTTCAATAGTTGGGGCTATTGCGGGAGATAAGTCATCAAAAAGGGCAGCTAAATCACAAAAGCAGGCTAGTGATGCGTCACTGGCATACACACAACAAGCGGCAGACCAAGCGCGAGCAGATGTAAATAGATTGTTCCCACAGGCGCAGCAGGCGGGGCAAGCTGGCTTCCAAGGTGCTATGGACGTTTTTAGCCAAGCAATTAACCCACAGATGCAATCTTTTCAAGGCGGTAATGTGGCAGCGCAAAACCAAATATTGGCAGGGCTACCGCAAATACAAAACGCATTGCTGGGCAATCCAATAAATTTGTCAGGATTGCAAGCTTACCAAGCGCCGCAGCCTAACCTGTCATTTATGAATCAAAAATTGCCGTACTACCAGCAGCAAGAATCAAAATCGCAAATGAATAACGGGTTAGGGCCATTTAACCCCAACAACCCAGCGTTTAATGGCCGCATGGGTCCATTTCAAACATCTATACCATTGGGCGGCATACCCGGCGGTTTTAACAACATTATAAATAGAATGAGGTAGCGTCAATGGTTATTCAGCAACGAGGCATAACAGGCCGCGCACAAGACAGCTACGGGCAAGCCCCAATCGGCATGAGAGCAAAGCCAACTATGATGCAGCCAACTATGGCACAGCCTCAATACGGGCTTGCTGGCTCTGAGCAAGCATTCCAAGCAGGCTTACAAGGCGGCGTTAACGCTTTAAACAGAGGGCAAAACCAAGCCTTGAGCACACTACAAGGTGGCTATCAGTTAGGTCAGAATCAATTAGGCATGGCGCGGGGAACTCTTGGTCTATCTAATCAGTTAGGCCAATCCCAGCTAGGGCAAGCAAGAAGTGCGCTCACAGGCTCTAACCAGCTAGCACAGCAACAACTTGATAAAGCTAGAGGTGCATTATCTGGCAATTTTGGTGTTAGTGCGGCAAGCATTAATCAAAACGCTGGGCAAGATATGTTTAATCGTGCGGCCGATAGTGTCGATAGATTTACAGATGAGGGGCTAAGGGCGCAAGCTTTGCAGGGTGCATTAAGCGGCACGAAAGGGCAAGAGGCATTTGACGCGGCGCTTATTAACAACCCTATGCAGGACTTTATCAGGCAACGACAGCAAGAGGCATTAGCCAACCAATCGGCGGCTAGTGGTGGCCTAGGATCAGGCGCATTTCAAGCTGACTTGCAGGAGTTGGGGCAAGCCCAAGCAGCTCAACAGGTACAACAGCAAATACAAAACCTGTCGGCATTATCTGGTCAAGGCTTACAA